ACATGGATATAATTAAAGAACAAATGAATAAGGCGATGCTTAAATACTTAGAAGATGCAAGGAATTGAGATACCTATTGGCGCTGATTTAAGTCAATTAAAAGCTGCGCAGAAGGAAATAAAAGACAGATTAAAACAATTAGCCGACGATGCAGGTAAAGCTGGTGCCGGGTTAGGAGATAAATTAGTAAAAGGATCTAACTCTGCTGCCTTTGCCTTAACTAATTTAGGCAGGGTTGCGCAAGATGCACCTTTTGGGTTTATTGGTATTCAAAACAATATTCAACCATTAATAGAATCATTTCAAAGGCTAAAGCAAGAATCAGGCTCTAGCGGAGGCGCATTAAAAGCATTAGCATCATCTTTAGTTGGCGGTGGCGGTTTACTACTCGCAGTTTCTTTAGTTACTTCTGCATTAACTGTATTGGCTCAGAATCCTGAAAAGGTTGCAGGTGCTTTAAATTATTTATCAGGCGTAGTAGATAATGCGACTGAAAATCAAAAAAAATATAATGAAGCTCTTATAGATTCACAAGGTGCTGCAAAATTAGAAATATCAACTTTAGAGAGTTTAATAGGTATTGCAAAAAATGAAACTTTATCTAGGAATGCAAGACTTGAGGCATTAAAAGCAGTAAAAGCTGAATATCCAGAACAATTAAATTTCTTAACGCTAGAAACTGTTGGAAGTAAAGAGGCTGCAAAAGCAATAGATTTACTAAGTGATTCATTATTAAGAAAAGCTAAGATACAAGCAGCAGAAAAATTACTAGGTGAAGCATTTGTAAAACAATTACAAGCAACTACAAAAACGGCAGTTGAACAAGCATCTACATTTAGTAAAGTCGTTGGAGTTGCATTAGGAGCAGCGGGAATAAAAAACTTTGTTGTTTTACAAGATGGAATAAACAATCAAACAAAAGCCTTTAAGGAAGCAGGAGCAGAAATAGATACCTATACTAATATATTAGATAAATTAAGAATTGAGGAAGCAAAAACAGGTAATTTATTTGATGACAAGCAAGGTAAAGGCAGTAGTTTATTAGATTTAACTAAACAATTAAAAGCAGCTAAATTAGATAATTACTTACAGGGTTTAGATATTTCATTTAGACTTGCAGCGCAAGGGGTTGAAGTATTAAAAAAAGCCTTATCTAAAGATGCTAAAAAGACTTTTGCTAGTTTAACGGATAAGCCTTTAATAGATGTAACTAAATTATTAGATACTAAAAGTTTTATACCTGATAATATAGGTCAGCAACTTTACACTCCATTCCAGATATTACAGGATAATATTAAGTTTGATTTATTGCCACAGTTAGGATCATCCTTTAAGACATTCTTTGATGATATATTAATGAATGGTAATTTTTCTTTTTCGGCATTAGGTCAGGCAATAAAAAATACTTTTTTATCAGTATTAGCAAGTGAGGCAACTCAAGGCGTTTTAAATCTATTAGGATCTAAAGGTGGTAAAACTGAAAAAGGTGGCGGTTTAATAGCAGGTATTGCAGGGTTGTTTGGCGCAAGTAAAAAAGCTGCACCTTTAGCAGATATTGCTAAATCAACTGGAGGCATTTTAGGATCGGCTGCAACTATTGGCGCACCAGTTGCTGCCGCCAGTCCATTACTACCTATCTTAGCCGGGGTTGCTGCAATAGCAGGGATTGCATCTTTATTTAAAAAGAAACAACAAGCACCTATTCCACAAGCATCATCTACAATCAGTACAAGTGCGGCAGGATCTGCTCAGGACTTTGGTGGTGGTCGTGTTGTATTTGAGATTTCAGGTACTAACTTAATCGGAGTTTTAAACAGAGCAGGTGCTAAATTACAGAGATTCGGGCCATGAGTTATTCCCAAAAATATTATTTTACCTTTTATAGCGACAGAGATACTCGGATTGTTGATGGGTTGCCAGATGAATATTTGTGCAGTATCTCGCAGTTAGATTATGCAGGGGCAGCTACAGAGATTCAGGCTCAGCAGAATCCAATTCAGATTAACTATCAAAATACTTCAAGTAATAAGCTAGAGCCTATTATCGGATCTGAATGTACGTTAAATTTAATAGCTACTGAAAACTTTGAGCTAGAGGATTTGTATACCGAGAATGAGCGTGAGTTCATGGTGCAAATTTATCGCAAAGAAACTCCGAATACATTAATTATTAACTGGGAATTAGAAGAAGATATATCAGGAGTTGATGCAAACTTAGAGATATTGGTAAATGGTGTTCAGATAGTCAATCAGTTTAATAGTGCATCCGGATCATTTAATATTAATTTTGGCGATACTGTTTTAATTAAATCATTTAGTTACACATCGACATCAGGTAATAATGGTGTTAATTTAGAAATTACAGGAATACCAACTAAAAGGTCTGTCATATTCCCTTTTGCAATGGATACAACTATTATACCTACAACTGATATAAATGTTTTTTTGCAAAGTACTCATTCAGCTACAGAATATACCGCTATCCGTTCAGCGGTGTTTGAAACATCTTGCGCATCTGGTGAGGGATCCTTAGAGGTCTTTACTAAAAATTATAATAGCGTGACAAGTCAGGCAGCAGCTCAGGCTCTAGCAGATGCTGATAGCGGATTTACGGCAGAAGGGCAAGCCTATGCAAATGCAAATGGCGTTTGTTATGTTAGTCCAGGCGAATTTGAGGATTTAATCTGGCAAGGATTTATCATTCCAGATGGATGTCAGGAGTCTTTTACATTTCCGCCTTATGTTATTTCTGTAAATGCGGTTGATGGAATAGGGTTGCTAAAAAATCTGTCCTATGTACAGAATGATGGAAATTTCTATTTAGGTAAACAAACTTTTATAGAAGTCATACAGGCTTGTTTGGTAAGGTTAGAAGCACCTGCATTGTATCTAAATACTTGCGTAAATATCTTTGAAGATAGCATGACGCAAGGCGATACATACGATCCGCTAGATCAATGCTATGTAAATAGTGAACGGTTTTTAAAGGATGACCAGTTTAATCCTATGAGTTGCGAGGAGGTTCTTAGATCTGTTTTAGAGTTATGGACTGCCGTATTAGTACAAAGTTCTGGCGAATGGTTTATTTATAGACCAACGGAGTTAGCCGTAGATGGCAGTTTGACTTTTAGAAGATATTTAGATGGTTACAGGGTTTATGATCAATCTACATTAACAGAGAATTTAGATTTAGTTTTAGGTGGTGAAAGTGAGGGCGTAATTGCAGCTCCTTATTTTCATATCAATACAGATCAGATGAAAATGATTGACAGACCGTACAAAAATGCGTCGATGTCTTTTCTTTATGGTTTTGTAACCTCTTTGATTGTAAATCCAGAATTTGTTGGATGGAATGGCATAACTTTTACAGATTGGGCAAAGAGTAATGTTTTATTACCACTTACAGAAGATTCTGCCGGTGGCGCTAAATTGGGCAATGTAACTGCATCGCCTGGTCCTTATGAGTATATTGAAAACATTACACCTGCGCCAATTACAGAGGGCGATATGGTGGTGTTTAAGATGAGTTATTATAACTATATATCAGACGGACCAAGTGCTAGAGTTATGCTAACTGATGGATTAACAACATGGTATTTAGACCAGACTGGCGAATGGGGTGTAAATGATACTAGAATAAACGGCTTGACTTTACAATACTATGAGGGCGCTATGAGTATTACTGCACGTAGAGCGCCAATTACAGGAAACCTAACTATTAGACTATACGAAGCACGTGAGGACTTAATACCTCCATCTATTGATTTATTTATTACTTATAGATCAGCAAGTATAATTCCTAACATAGGCACAGAGGATCCTATTGGTGAAATGCATACGGCTACGCAAACAGGGAAGTTTACTTTTGTGCCAGAAACTGTTAATCTGTTTAATGGCGATACAACATCAAATTTATATCTAAGCGGAATTTATCAAGCAAACCAAACGACGCTAACTACTTTATGGAATCGCAGAGGAATATCTGAGAGTATTTTAGCTACTCCTTATGAAAGTAGCAAAGCATTTTTACGAATATCAGTAGAAGAAAAACAGAGATTATACGCAGGACCATTTGTGCGCTTTGAGGGATCTATATTTGGCTACTTTAATCCTTTGCAGAGGTGGTCAATTAATTTAATAGAGGGTTATTTTATGAATTTAAGCCTAACTTATGACTTACAGCAGAATATTTGTAAAGCAGTTTTAGGTAGAATAGTAGATGACGAAATTGCTCTGGATTATACGTTAACTCCAGATTACGGAGCGACAACTAAAGTAACTGTAAAAGCAGGACCATGATGCTATTTATAAACAATGTGCCAGTAGGTTGTTTAACCTCTGTAAGCAGATCAGAGCAGATTTCTTTTCTAGCAACGTGCAAGACTTCACAGTCAGGCGGACTAACTCAATTAGGTAGGATCTACACCTACTCAATACCCTTTGAGGGTGTTATGACTACCGAAAATAATATAATGTCGTGGACAGGCTTAAAATCGCTTGAAAGAGTTCAGATAGATTGGGAAATTACAGGCGATGGCATAGAGGGTGAGCAAGGGCAAGGATTTATAGAGAATTTAGAGATATTAGGTGAGGTGCAGGATTTTATTAAATTTAGTGGTAATATAACAGGATATGACTGATTTAATGCTTTATATAAACGATACGCCTGTTGGGTGTTTGCTGAGTAATAATCTAGCTGAAAATATCAACTTTATAAAGACTTGCAAGTCTACGCAAGATATGGCTCAAAAGCAGTTACCACAGTTGCATTCTTATTCTATAAGTTTTGAAGCGGTCTACTCTACAGATCAGGCTATAATAGGTTGGGATCAGTTAAAAGATTTAGGCAGGTCAAGACAGATTATGGACTGGTCAATGCTAAACACAGATACGAATGAGGGCGATGCAGGTGAGGGGTTTCTGGAATCTTTAGAAATAACCGGAACCTCAGAGGATTTTGTTAAATTTACAGGAGTTATTACCGGATATGGAGCAATAGTAAATGCAGCTCTAGCTTATAATGTCTGGGCTCAGGATTCAGGTGTTTATGTGGATAACGGTGGTGGTTTGTATGTATTTGTAAATTAAAATATTATGCCAGTAATTAATGGAGTTTATTTAAAGGATTTTACGGCATTACCGAGTTCGGTAACGGATGCTAATATAATACCTATTGCTATTACAGGCGATAATATAGCGTATAGAACAACTGTCGGAGGTATTGTGACAGATGCTAGAGTTACAAGTAAGCTACTAACAGGATTATCAGTCACAGGCAGCGCAATTCTTGCAACAGATACAATTTTACAAGCATTTGGCAAAGTTCAGAATCAGCTAAATGGTAAGCAAGGAACTATAACGCTTACCACAACTGGCACAAGTGGTCCATCTACATTGGTTGGCAATACTTTAAACATTCCTAATTATGCTGATGGTGGAGTGCTATCGCTATCAGCTATCGGTGCGGTTCCTAACGCAAACGCAGCAACCATAACAGGAACTGTATTAAATTTGCAACCTGCATCAAGCTCCTTTGGTGGTGTAATAACCACAGGCTCGCAAACAATAGCAGGTGATAAAACATTGACTGGTGCGTTGATAGGCACAACTGGAAGTTTTTCATCTAGTGGTGGTAGCGATACATTTAGTATTAATCATTCAAGCGGTGCAGGTATTGCGTTAAATATTACAAAGGGTGGAAATGGCGAGGGTATTTATGTTAATAAGACTTCGGGAAGTGGTAATGCGGTAACTATTATAGGAACGCTAAACGCTACAACTTTGGTTAAGTCAGGTGGCACATCTGCGCAATTCCTAAAAGCTGATGGTACTGTTGATTCGACTACTTATCAAGGTGCAATTACCTTAACAACGACAGGCACAAGTGGTGCAGCAACTTTTATTAGCAATACATTAAACATTCCTGATTATGGTTCTGCATTAAGTGGTTACTTACCATTAACAGGAGGTACGCTTACAGGAGCATTATCAGGAACAAGTGCAACCTTTACAGGAACAACTTTATCTGGTGTTGTAAAAGGAATAGCTACAAGCGGATTTGGTGTATCAGGAGAAGCAACAAGCGGAAATGCAGTTGCTGGTAATGCTACTACTGGGGTTGGGGGTGTTTTTATTGCTAATAACACAGGTGGAGTTGGATTAATTGCTGATTCATATACAGGAGTTATTGCTAAATTTCAGGCATCTGGAAGTGATAAAGTTACAATTGCAAATACAGGAGCATTAAGTGGTACAAGTGCAAGTTTTAGTTCAACTGTAGCCGCATCGGCTTTTATTCCATCGGGTTCAACGGTTGCAACCAATGGAATGTATTTAAGTGCCGCAAATACATTAGCTTTTTCAACGAATTCTACCAACAGAATAGTTATTTCATCAGATGGTGACGTCGGAATAGGAAGTTCAACTATCTCTAATCCCCCAGGAATTGCAAGGGTTTTGAATATTTCTAATGCTAGTAATTCGGGATTAGTATTATCACAAGGTGCTAATAATTACTCGCTTGCTGTAGTATCTAATATTTTTCGAATTTACAAAGAAGGTACTGAAAAATTCTCAATGGATTCGGATGGGGTAGTTACAATAGTGAATTTAGCAGGCACAGGAAGCAGAGCAGTATTTGCAGATTCAAACGGTGTTTTATCCGCTCCCGTTTCTGATATATCTGTAAAACAAAATATTAAGCCTATCGGATATGGATTGAATGAAATCATGAAAATGAATCCAGTTTGGTTTAATTTTATTGATGAATACAAAAACTTTGGCGAAGGCAGACAGAATGGAAATATAGCACAAGAAATGGCAGAGATAATACCAGAAGCGGTTTTTGTAACCGCATCAACTGGGAAAATGGGTATTAGTTATGACCAGCTTCACGCAGTATACATCAAGGCAATTCAAGAATTAAAAAAAGAAATCGACATTTTAAAAAACAAGTAAATGAAAACAATCACAGCTATTACTATCTGGCATAATGGACAAAACAAGCAAGCAGATATACTCAATGCATTTGCGGTTAACGTAACATTAGGAAAGTCCGCTGAATTTTATTACACAATCTCAAATGAAACGGAGCAGTTAGCATTTGGGAACTTAACACTTGAAGGCGAAGATTATCAACAATGGGATGCAGATGTATTTGCTTGGGGTTGGATTGCAGAGCAGTTGAACTTGACTATTATAGGGGATTATGCCAAGCCAGAAACACAACCCAATAATTAATTATATTTGAGATAAAAACAACCCTATGAAAACTGAAAAAGAAACACAAACAGAAGTACAACCAACCCCAAAAAAGTTAAAAGTAGAATTGGAAGTACAAGAATGGGAAGCAGTATTGGCAGTCATTGAGCAGTCAACCGCTTCACACATTCAAGTAAAGGCAGTAGCAGCCGAATTAGTTAAACAATTACAACCTCAGATTAAAGATGACAAATAATAACGCTGATTTAGCGACCATAGTTTCCGTATCAGGCGCAATGCTAAGTATTGCAAATGTGCAACCGATAGTTACATTAATAGCTTCTATTGTCGCTATTGTCAGTGGAATATTTGCCGTCAGGTATTACATTAAAGCAACTAATAAAATCAAATGATTAAGAACGGAATAATATTTATTTTGGGTTTAGTGTGTTTGTTTTTGTTTGAACTTAGGATTCCAACAAGGACAGTTACTAAAACTAAAATAGATACCGTTTTTACTGTGAAAACTTTCACAAAGCATACCAAAGGAGATAGAATACCTTTTAAAGTTTTAGACACGATTTTCACTAATACAAAAAGCTATGATACAACATACATTATTAAAGATTATAACCAGGCTAAAGAATATTTGGATTCAATCAGACAAGACAGTAACCTCTTTGTCATCACAGATACCATCAGCCAAAACAGAATCATCGGCAGGTCATTCCAAGCCAAAATCCAAGAAAAAACAATCACAATAACAAACAATATAGAATCCAAAAACAAAGCGGCTTTGTATTTAGGCATAAGAAGCGATATAACGAGAGATTTAGGTAAAGTGAATCACAACATTAGCCTATCATTTAAAACTCGGCAGAGAGGCTTATTTAGCGTTGGTTATGGAATGAGTGGTTATTCAGTAGGTTATTCATTAAAATTATAATTATGGCAATCAAAGAAAAAGTAAATTTAACAAATCCTTTACCAATAAATTTTAAGGATTTTAGTAAAAACCCAGTGGTGGGTACAATGTTCTTAGTAATCATTGGCATTAGTGCTTTATACATTGATATTAGAAGCACGTTTCATGAGCAAATTGATAATCAAGGAGCAAAAATCGAGAAACTTGAAGCTAAAATGGATGCTATGAGTCAATCATTAATTAAGTGCGAGGGTGCAATGAGTGGAGCATCTGCAAAGTTAAGCACGTTGGAATCATTAGGTAAAATTCAGAAAATCAAATGAGATATTTAGTATTCATACTTTTCATAAGTTCGTGTAGTACAACAACTGAACACGAGCAGGTAAACAAATACGATACTTTACTATTAAAAGTTGCTAAAAGTCAATTAAAGATGGATAGTAGTATTGTTGAGGCTACAAAGAAAGAAGCTAAAATAATTAACAAAACTGTTGAAAGTATTATTGAGGATAAAAAACAGATTAAACAATTGTTTAGTGAGGTAGCTGAAATAAAAGCAAATCCAAGAGTACAAATTCAAATTGATACTGTTAGGGATACTATTTTTGTTACAGAGAAGAAAAACTTTTGGGGTAAAAGTAAAAAAGACACAGTACAATGAAACAGTTTTTTTGTGATGAAAGTGGAAGTCTAAGCATGAAGCGTTTATGCGGATTGCTTTGCGTAATTGCCTTATGCGTGACTATGTATCATAACTCATTTAGCGAGGAACATACTGCGCCATCCGCAATATTGGTTGAGTCAGTAGCTTTATTGGCTTTTGGTTGTTTAGGTTTAACCTCTGCTGAAAAAATATTTAAGAAGAAAAATGAAACTATCTAAACATTTAGATTTAAGCGAAGTTACTCGCAGCGAATCTGCAAAACGTAATCAAATTTCAAATATGCCAACCGGTGAGCATATTGCAAACTTTATGATATTGGCTGAAAAAGTATTTGAGCCTATCAGAGAACATTTTGGAGTTCCAATTCATATATCATCCGGGTACAGAAGCAAAGAGTTAAATGCCAAGATTGGAGGAAGTGCAACCAGTCAGCATTGCAAAGGTCAAGCCATTGACATAGATATGGATGGCAGTACCAATGGAGTTACCAATGCTGATGTGTTTAATTACATTAAAGATAATTTACCATTTGATCAGTTAATCTGGGAGTTTGGTAATGACAACAATCCAGACTGGGTGCATGTTTCCTACGATGCAAAGCAAAGAGGTCAAATATTAAAGGCAGTAAAAGTAAAAGGGCAGACAAAGTATTTGCCTTATTCATGATATGACAAGTGCAGGTTTATTACTTGTATTTGTCGGATGTTTACTAATATAGCACCATTTGCGGCGACGTTCATAAGATTTCAGAGAACTACTCCCATTTAATATTTCCGTACTTTTCTTTAGCTGACTTTTCCGCATCCGCAATTTGCTTTTTGCTCCATCCAAATCTTGGAAGCCACATTTTATGTTGACTATCAATCCAAGTGTGCTTATACATCAAACGAAATGGCAAATTGCACATCATCCAATGATAAACACTACTCATAATAGCACCTACCAAAAAGGCAGGTTTTTCGGCACCCCAAACCAATCTACAGACCCAAACCAAAGCGGAGAGGGTTATGTAAATTGTCAGGGTGATGAATATAAACGCAGTGAGGATCATTAGTTATTTCCTTTTAAATATCTTTTTACGTTTATCTGTTTCTATTGTTTCTGAATAGAACAGAATAGTTATGGGGATGATTAATGATATTACATTCATCGCCACAAATTTCTGAGTGAAGCCAAAATCAAACCAATAATATAGCAAATTAATAATCCATGAAATTAGCGCAAAGAATACTGCGGTATTTCTTTTTCCAATTAGTGTGAATATTAAAATTGAACATTCTAAACTAAATGCAAAAATCCAAGATATAATGTAATCTAAGTCTGTCTTTTTACTAATCATGTAAAAGACCTCTGATGCGTGTGTTATTTGGGTTAATAGGGCAAATCCTATTGTAATTAGGATAAATTTTTTCATAATTTAAATCCCTCTCTTTTTAACAATTTGTCAATCTCCTGCTCGATTAATCGAGTCTGGGCAATGCGTTTAGTTTTACTAATAGTTTTTAAAGCGGACCGCTTTTCATCGGTCAAGTAGACCGGAATTGATTTTAGTTTTTCACTCATGTGTTTTTTATTTCTACAAATATATAAATTTTATCAAAATCAAAATAAATAAAAAAAAATATCAAAATAATTTTTTTATATCAAAAATAGATTTATATTTGGCCACACCAAAACACAAAACGATTATGGAAATTATCATTTTTTTTATTATTATGTCGGCGGTCCTAATTGGACTTGCTGGATTATGTGACTACATAACTGACAAATACAAATGAACTTTGACGCGTATTATGATGACTTGTACGATAGGACAGAGACATCAGCAGAGCATTGCGAATACTGCAATGCACGAATTGAAAAATGTAAATGCCACAAGCACGATGATTACGACAGAAGGAGGGATGAAGAAAATGAATAATCTATTTGACAGATTGAAGCCTGAGTACAAGACACTATTGCAAGATCAAGCTGAATTTTATCCTAATGCTATTCCATTAATCATTGATGAACTTATAAAAGAAAAGTCTATTTTAGATTTACGCTACGGAACTGTCGGGTCCTTAGCATTGTACCTGAATGTAAAAAATTCAGGATTTACCGAAATTTCAAACTTATTTAACGAAAAATGAAAACATTATTAATCAAAACAACAATCCTTCCAAGTGGTGAGCGTATCACTTGGGAGGATGGAATGCCAGTTCATAAGACCAGGGAAGTACATTCTGACCAGTTTAATCAATGGCATTTTTATATCCAAAACGAAAATATTAAAATGCGAATGTGGGGTAAAATCATTAATCGGATTAAACTTGGTGGAGTATGTCACCAGGAAGGTCAGGAATCAGCTTTAAAGTTAGCAAAGGAAATTTTGAAATGATGCACTTTCACGAAGATCACGAACCAAAAAATGATCGTGCATTTTGGACTATCATGTTTTTGATTATGTTACTTGCTATGTTTTTTATCATGGAAATTTTTATAAAATTTTATTTGCAGGTAACATAATAATTTTTTAATTTAGATACACCGACTGGAAGCGGTATTAAAAACATCTTAAGAGCCTTATTTCGGGGGCGGATCTTCCAGTCCAAACCCGGTATAAGGCATTTTTATTTATAATGAGTACAGAAACAAAAAAACCAAATCTACCTGCAATAGTAAAAGATCTGGGACTATCCGTAAAGATGGATAGTTTGAACACCTTGCTGAGTAGCACACCGCCGCAATCTTGGTTATCCGTTCACAAAGGTATTACCTACCAGCCTATTGATCGGGTAAAAAACAGCCTAATTACTATTTTTCAAGATTATGACTGGAGCATTAAAAATGTTCAAATTATGGCTAATTCTGTTTTAGTTTTTGGAACGCTATCGGTTATCAATCCGATCACCGGGCGCACTCGTAACGTAGATGGAGTAGGGGCGTGGCCTATACAGTTAAAGTCAGGTTCTACACCAATGCAGATTGAAAACATTATTCAAGATGCAATTCAAAAGAACGCCCCGGCTGCCGAAAGCTTAGCACTTAAGAACGCTGCATCTAAGCTGGGTAAAATCTTTACCGATGGCGGTTCTGATGTCGAGTTTAACGGAATGTACTCTAAGGATGTACCAATGGATGACATTAAAGCCTCACAATCATGATTATCACCGGACAACAAAACGAAAACCAACGTACCCCTGAATGGCTAAAGTCACGTATGGGGCGGTTCTCTTGCAGTCAACTGCACAGACTAATGACCGAACCAAAAGCAAAAGCCGATAAGGAAGCTGGAAAGCTATCAGATGGCGCAATTACTTATGTAATGGAGTGCATCGCTGAGAAGCTAACTGGCAAACCAGCCAAAGATGATTTTACAAGTAAGTACACAGATTGGGGCGTAATGCACGAACCAATCGCTATTGGTATTTATGAGGAGGTGTTTCAGACCAAGGTAACGCAAGCAGGATATATTCCCTATGGTGAGAACTTTGGCGGTTCGCCTGATGGCTTGGTAGATGAGGCAGGAGGCATTGAAATCAAATGCCCCTATACAATTACTGCGCATTTGGTTCACTCGCTTACAACTGATCTAAAAGCGGATTATAAAGAGTGCTACTGGCAGATAATTGGTTACATGATAATAACCGGGCGCGAGTGGTTCGATTTCGTATCCTATCATCCGGAATATCCGGGCAAGTATCAATTCAAACGTATTCGTTTAGAACGTGCAAATGTCATGCAAGACATTGAACTTGCTCAGGATAAAATTAACAAATCAACCCAATATTTAAACCTAATACTAAATTCAATCTAATGGGAAAACCAATGCAAGGCTCAATATGTTTGAGCGATCTCGGAGATGCTTACAAAGCTGGGCACTCCGCATTTAACAAGTCTGAAAAGAACGGCAAAGTCTACGCTAACATTGCAGTATGGATGAACGATCAACCTGATCAATATGGGAACATTCTATCATTGCAGCTAAATTCTAAAAAGGATGCGACTGATGAAAAGGTTTATTTCGGAAATGCAAAAATGCCTGATGGGCTAAAACCTCAAGCTGCACAAACACCAAACGCAAAGGATGATGATTTACCCTTCTAACCAATCCCCCCTGCCATTGAATATCTCTGGCAGGGGTAAACGATACGGCACTCGACATACAAAAGAAGTCATAGGTTTAGCATTAGAGTATTGCATTGGTAATAATATACCTCCTACCGAAGCTGGCAGATTGCTTAACTTACCAATGTCAACCGTTGCTGATTGGATGACAAAATACTGGTTTTACAAAAAATTAGATAACCCAATAATCTTAACCTTAAAATCCAATGTTTAATCACCTACACCACCGAATATTGATGGACTTTTTTAGAAAGAGATCATTGATGAAGTACAAGATTGAAGATATTTGTGAGGCGATTTTAAATTATTATGACTTATGACATACGAAGAGTTTATAGCGCAAAAAAAGCATAGCTACGCAGAATTTGGTTTTGAAGCAAAATACACTCCAGATATTGCTTTTGACTTTCAGAAACACGTAATTAAAAAAGCAATACAAAAAGGTCGCGTAGCTTGTTTTCTTGATACTGGACTTGGTAAGACTTTGATTCAGTTAGCTATTGCAAACAACATTATTTTACACACCAATAAAAGGGTATTAATTTTAACACCTTTGGCAGTAGCTTTTCAGTTTTTACTTGAAGCTGATAAAATCGGGATTGATGACATTGAATATTGTAAGGATGGAAAGTTTACTAAAAAAATAGTTATCTGCAATTATGAGCGGTTACATTATTTTAATGCAAAGCACTTTGAATGTGTTATTCTTGATGAAAGTTCAATATTGAAAAATTTTGAGGGTAAAATTAAAGCTGAGGTAACTGCATTTATTAAGAAAACGCCTTATCGGTTTTTGTCAACTGCAACGCCTTCCCCTAATGATTTTATTGAATTAGGTACAAGTTCTGAGGTTTTAGGTTATATGGGTTATATGGATATGCTTGGAAAGTTTTTTAAGAACAATCAAAATAGCGTAGATAGTAATAACCGGAATATTGGAGAAAAATTCTATTTAAAACCTCATGCCGAAAAAGACTTTTTTTCATGGGTGAATCAATGGTCTATAATGGCAAAGATGCCATCTGATTTAGGATTTTCTGATGAAAATTATATTTTACCGGAATTAATTACTCAAAAGCACTTTGTAAAAAATCAGTCACTAATTGACATTAATGGTCAAATACAAATGTTTACTCCGATGGCTAAATCTATAACAGAGGTTAGGCATGAACAAAAACAAACTGAAATAAAAAGGTGCGAAAAGGCTATTGAATTAGCCGAGGGTAAAACCTCTGTCTATTGGTGCAACACTAATCTTGAAAGCGGTTATCTTAAATCAATGGATAAGGATGCAGTTGAAATAATCGGATCTCAAACTATTGACCGAAAAGAAGAAATTTTATTAGCTTTTGCAAATGGTGAAATAAAGCGATTAATTACTAAAGCTAAAATGACATCAATGGGGTTAAATTGGCAACATTGCAATCATTCTGTATTTTTTCCGACTTGGAGTTATGAGCAATATTATCAAGCTATTCGTAGGTTTTGGAGATTTGGCCAAAAGAACCCGGTCAATATTGATTTAGTTATCTCAGATGGTCAAACAAGAGTATTAGAAGCTATTGAGCAAAAAACACAAAAGGCAATACAGTTGCATAAAAATCTAACTGAAAACGTGAACGGAGTATTTACAAACAAAATTAAAGAATTTAATAAACCAGTAATAAAACCTAACTTCTTATGAGTACCGTAAAAGACCAAATAATAACAGAAAATTATGCAATCTATAATTCTGATTGTATGCTTGTAATGCCTACATTGGAAAATGAATCAATAGACCTATCGGTTTATAGTCCTCCATTTGCCGGACTATACAATTATTCAAATTCTGAGAATGACTTTTCAAATTGTGAAAGCAAAGAGCAATTTTTAGATCAGTACGAATTTCTAATTAGTGAAATTGCAAGGGTAACAAAACCCGGCAGAATATCAGCGGTGCATGTTACCGATGTATTTGATAATACTTGCAGACTTTGGGATTTTCCACACGAGGTAATTAAATTACATGAAAAATACGGATTTGAATATCGTAACCGCATAACCATTTGGAAAGAACCTTTAAAGGTCAGAATGAGAACAATGGTTCAATCTTTAATGCATAAATTTATTGTACAAGATAGCACAAAATGCTTTACTGCAATGCCAGATTATGTTTTAGTATTTACTAAAAAAGGTGAAAACAAAGTTCCGGTAGTTCATCCCTTTGGTATTAATCATTATGCTGGGGAAACACCTATTTTACCAAACATTTTAAGAGCATGGAATAATGCAAATGATTCTAACCTAAATGAAGATCAGCTATGGCAAAGATTAAATTTGATTAATGAACATGATAAAATTACAAAGCTTAATGATTATATCTGGCAACGTTACGCTTCATCTGTTTGGGATGATATTCGAATTGATAATGTATTGCCTTTTAGGGATAGCAAAGAAGATGACGACGAAAAACACGTTCACCCTTTGCAGCTTGATGTAATTGATAGATTAGTTGAATTATATTCTAATCCAGGCGAAATAGTTTTAACGCCATTTATGGGAGTAGGTAGTGAGGTTTATAGTCCGGTATCAATGGGTAGAAAAGCAATAGGTATTGAATTAAAAGACAGTTACTATAAACAAGCTATACAAAACATGAAAGTAGTTAAAACTAGATTTGATAATCACAAAGCAGAAACCTTATTTTAATGTCTCGCAAACTAATTAAAACCAACGGCCTGGGCGATGCAATTGAACACCCAAAAGTTCAAACCTACAAAGCAAAGCCAAAGCCGTACAAAGAACCTGATTTCTTGCGAAATTACAGATTAGCAAGGGAAAGGTTCTTTTGGAAAAAATACCCAGAGCAAAGGGCGGATATTGAGGAAAAAGTAAAATTAATGCAGAAAGAATGGCAAACGCAGGACAAAAGAAAATAGACCACACCAACCCCCTAAGCCAATACAAATCCCACAAGGCATACAAGCCAAAGATTCAGCATGAATGGGCGGCCCAACTTGCTCTGTGCAAGTGGTTAAAGCTGCAACATCCCGATGTTCGTTTCCGTTCAGATATTCAGTCAGCCGGGAAGCTATCGCCACAGATGCAAAACATTAAACTGATCATTGATCCTTGGAGGGCATGGCCCGATATTCAAATTTATCATAAGGTTGGCAATTACTGCGGTCTTATGATAGAAATGAAACGCCTGGACTCTGGTACTTTCTTAAAGGATGGAAGTTTATCATCACAAAAGCATGTGCAGGAACAAGCGGAAATGCACCAGTATCTTAGAACTTTAGGCTGGTCGGTTTGCTTTGCGGAAGGCTTTGAGGAGGCGAAAAGAAAGTTTGAGGAGTACATTAATTATTAGTAAATTTACCTTAGCTACAACGTCATGAAAATATTTAAAATTTCCCTCCTGTTCCTTTTACCTGTCATTCGATGGGGGCGTTGTAGCGACTTCTTTGGTTCAGGAGGGTTCTTTTAATTATGGATATTTCGCTATTTAATTCGCTGCCCGAAAAAGGCAAACCCCATATTTCAGATGCTAAAATATCTATTTTAGAATTTCTTCATTACGTTAAGTCTGGCAAGTATAAATTCCAGATTGAACGTATAAGAACTGAGCAGGATAAAACAAATCGGGATGCGCTAAAAAAGCAATTACCAGCCGTTACAATTTCTGGAATATTTACTGAACGAAAAGCAGAATTGTTAATTTCTCATTCCGGGTTCATTCAGATTGATATTGATCATTTTTCCGATAAATCTGCATTGATCACGGATCCTTATACCTACTCTTTATTTAAGTCCGCATCCGGAGGTGGACTTGCCATAGTAGTTAAGATAAATTCCGAAAAGCATAAAGAATCTTTTAACTGGTTGCGCAACTATTACTTTCAGCACTTTGGTATTGTAATTGATTCCGCACCGCAAAACGTGGCATCGCTTAGATTTGTTTCATACGATCCGGAACTCATAACAAATGAGAGGTCAAAGATTGCGCGTACGCTTACAGAAAAAAAGTATGTAAGCAAATCATTGCCTATTGTAGTGGATGGCTCACAAGTCGCTGAAATGGTGCAGGAGTGTGTAAACTTGGGCCATAACCTTGCACCAGATTACGATTCATATTTAAAATTAGGATTTGCACTTGCGCAAGGATTCCAAGAACAAGGCAGAGAATATTTTCACTCGCTTTGCTCAGTATCTGAAAAATACGATTCGCGCCATGCAGATAAGCAATTTACTATCTGTCTAAAAGGTAAAAATTCTGGTATAACTGCCGGTACTTTCTACTGGATGCTTAAGCAAGTTGGGATACATGCTCCGGAAAGTCAAAAGAAAGCCGTACAAGTGGCAACACTTGGCAAACGTGCCGGGCAAACTAAGGAAGAAGTAAAAAAGCAGATTGAGCAAATTACGGGAGTTGATGAAAAACAAGCTGATAAATTAGTTAGCGAAGTTTTTAACCGGGATGACATTTCGATAAAATCCGCATCGGGAGATCCCGATCATTTAATACAAGCATTAACGCAATGGATGAAACAAAATCATCCGATGAAAGTAAATTCCATCACGCGCATAATTGAGGAGAAAAATAACGAGGTCAGGCGCGAAAGAATAAATTCTATTTACCTACGTGCAAGAATGTTTTTTAATACAAAGGATATTACAAAGGATTTAGTTGAATCTTATATTTTTAGCGATTTTATTATCGAATACAATCCAATAACGGAATACATTGATAAAAATTTGCACCGAAAATCAGTAGGAAATATTACAGACTTGGCAAAGTGCATCCGATCTAATACAGAAATGAAGGAAATATTTGTTCGCAAATGGTTAATTTCTTTAATCGCTGCATACAAAGGCGCACCTGTTCGCTCTGTTTTATCCTTAGTTGGTGGACAAAATTCTGGTAAAACCGAATGGTTTAGAAGGTTGCTTCCTAATGAACTAAAAAAATACTACGCAGAAAGTAAACTTGATGCGGGAAAAGATGATGATATTCTTATGTGCCAAAAGCTAATCGTAATGGATGATGAAATGGGAGGTAAATCTAAGCAAGATGAGAAACGATTTAAGGAACTAACATCAAAATCTATCTTTTCATTACGCGCACCTTATGCCAGATCAAACGAAGATTTTAAACGATTGGCCGTTCTTTGCGGAACTTCAAATGATCCTGAAATTATAAACGATCCCACCGGGAATACCAGGATCCTTCCTGTCGACGTGCTTAGCATAGATCACGAGTTATACAATTCGATTGATAAAGATGAACTGTTTATGGAGGCTTTCAGAGCCTATGAATCAGGTGAGGAATGGCAATTATCAAAAGATGAACTTGCGCTTCTTGATGGGGTTGGAAAGGACTTTCAGAGCATAGCTTTTGAACGCGAATTAATTCTAAAATTCTTCAAATCTTCTGATCATGGTGGGTATACTGAATGGATGACCGCTACAGAAATTAAAGACTTTATTGAAGCAAATACTAAACAAAAAATACATTCAATAAGAAAATTCGGAATGGAATTAACTAAACTTTTTGGAAAATCTAAGTCAAAATCAATAAATGGGGTAATTCTTAATAGGTACGAGCTTATCCGGTTAAACTCGCAAAGTATTGAAAGTCAGGATTTTGAGTTCTAACCTTAATAGGTTAATAGGTTAATAGGTAAAAGTCAGTTAGTTTATTTCTACAACATAGCAACAAAAAAATACATCATACATTTATACAGAAACATTAATTATATAAATATATCCTATTAACCTATTAAGATTATATAAATATGTACTTTAAGCTATCAACAACACAGAAAAATCTTAATAGGATAATAAATTTTATCCTATTAACTATCCTATTAACCTATTAAGATGGAAACAGACGAAAACCTATCTCGCGCTTGGCAAATTATTGATAGACTTCAACCGGGAGATATTTACGAACTTACTAAGGTTAGTGAGGAACGCCGCGCCCTATTCATCCGCTGCATCAAACAACGGATAGATACTTTGAATGATTGTGAATTTAATAATGATTACACCAAAATTAGAAAACTATGAAAACACCAATTACACCAGAAGCATTAATTGAGATGGGATTTGTAGATACATCTTATCCAGAAGATAGAGTATTTAATGATTACACTTACACCGATGAAAAGTTTAGTATTAATTTCTACGTAAATAATATCCTTGAAATTAAATTTTGCGATGAATGGATTACAACAAACGCCAAAACAATGGAGGATATTCAGGACTTGATAAGGTTGTTTAAATGATCCATTTACAAAAATTAGGAAGTTATCAGATTTTTGTAACTTTGATTTGAATAATCAAAATATTTCAAAATGGAAAACAGAGGCGGATCTAGAGAAAATGCAGGTAGAAAACGTAAATCTGATGAGATAGCTTTAATTGAAAGATTATCACCAATGGATGATAAAGCGTTAAAATTGTTAAATGATAAGTTAGAGGAGGGCGATATGGCAGCTCTTAAAATGTTTATGGAATACAGATGGAGCAAACCAAAACAAGAGGTTTCGGTAGATGGCGATTTGTTGTTAAGCATACCTGCTCCAGTTATTTACAATACTGCTCCGCCGATAGCTAACAATGAAAATGATATAGAGGATGTTTAAATGCTCACCTGTCTTTTATAAAAATTATAATTACAAGGAAAAGGTTTTAATAAACCAAGGTGGAACATCCTCAAGCAAAACCTACTCTATCATGCAACTGCTATTCTATAAAGCAGTAACCGAGCAGAGGTCAGTCATTACAGTTGCCGGTGAATCATTGCCAAACTTGCGCAAGGGTGCATACCGGGATGCAGAGAATATATTTGCAGATAACAAATATTTACAATCCCAGTTAAAATTCTGGAATAGAACCGAAAGAATTATCTATTTTAAGAATGGCTCATTGATTGAGTTTGTTTCTTTTGAAAATGAGCAGTCCGCTAAGAATGGTAAGCGTGACTATCTTTTCGTAAATGAGGCTAACGGTATAAGCTATCAAATCTACTGGCAGTTAGCTATTAGGACAAAGAATCAAATCTACATAGACTACAACCCGACTAATGAGTTTTGGGCGCATACTAAGCTAATCGGTCAGCCAGATACTAAGCTAATTATCTCAGATCACAGGCATAATCCATTCCTATCAGATCAAGATCATGATAGAATCGAAGCGATAAAAGACTTGGACTTAGAACTATGGCGAGTATATGCCAGAGGTTTGACAGGTAAGATTGAGGGCGTTATCTTTAGGAACTGGGCCATTTGTGAACGGATCCCAGAGGATGCGGATTTGATTGCATTTGCAATTGACTTTGGTTTTACGAATGATCCGACTGGCATAATAGAGGTTTACAAGTCAGGCGGCGAGTTATGGGTTAATGAGATGTGTTATGAGACTAGGCTAACTAACATGGATATTTGTCGTAAGCTGCGAGAATTTGGAGTTACGGAAGATCAGGAGATTATAGCAGATAGCGCAGAGCCTAAGTCAATACAGGAAATCTATGCGGAAGGTTTTAACATACATGGCGCGATGAAAGGGCCGGACAGTATCAAGCAAGGCATTGACATCCTTAAAAGATATAAGATAAATGTTACCGCAAATAGTCATAATTTTAAAAAGGAATTATTTAGCTATATTTGGAAAAAAGATAAAACAGGCAGGATGCTGAATGAGCCTATTGATTCTTTTAATCACTTAATAGATCCGTTGCGTTACGTGGCTTTAAATAAGTTAGCATCTAAAATTAAACAAGAATATTCATTTGATTGGAATTAACATGGGCGTATTTTCTAAGATATTCAAAGCTGATATAGAAAAGGCAGCTACTACTCAGTTACAGGCGTTAATGCCAGGACTTCAACAACAGATAACTGCTAACCTTTATAATCAGAATGTTTTTGGGTGGATTGGCAATAATCAGGTCATAGTTGACTTTGAAGATAAGGTAAAGTTTGTAGATGAAGGATTTAAGAAAAACGCCGACATCTATACTTGCATTGATATTATATCTAAGAAGATAGCTGAATGCGCTTATTGCCTATACGAAGTTAAAGAGGGCGTAACTAAAAAGGATCTAAAGGTTTTTCAGAATATGTCAATGGCAGAGGGCGCAACCGCTAAGATGCGGACTTTGCAACTTAAAGAGCAGATGTTTAATCAAGTAGAAAACAATCCTATTTTGGACTTATTAGCAAAGCCTAATCCTCAGCAAACGTATGAGGAGTGGATGACTGATCTAGCAGGGTTCTTCTTATGTACAGGCGATGGATATATCTTTGGAAATGGTAAGGATGCTGCAATGACCGAAAAACAAATATGGTCTCAGTTGTATTCTTTGCCTAGTCAGTTTATTGAGATTATCTCTGGCGGAATGTTTGAGCCAATTAAAGGTTATCAAATGCGATCGGTTTATATGACCGAAGTTCCTATACCAGCTCACCAAGTTGTTCATTTCAAATCCTTTAATCCTGACTTTACTTTGACCGGTGCGCAACTATATGGACAATCACCAATCAAAGCTATTTACAGAAACGTACTAAAAGAGAATGAGGGTGATAACGAATTGCTAAAGCAGATCAGAAATGGTGGCGCTTATGGTTTTATCTCACCAGATGGCCCGGGTGCAAGTTTGACTAAAGACCAAATGAATGTGCTGAAAGAAAAGTTTGTAGAAGCAAAGCGCGGCGAAACTTTAATGGATCGTATATTTCCAAGTTCAGGGCCTTTGAAATGGACACAGATAGGAATGCCATCAACTGATTTGCAGTTAATCGAATCGCTAAACATAGACACTAAAAAGATATATGCAGCGTTTCACGTGCCTATTCAGTTCTCAGGTAGCGAATCTGCATCAACTGACAATAACATGGGTTGGGCATCTAAGCAGTTAATTTATAACGCAACCGCTCCGCTATCTCGCAAAATTAGGGATGCCATCAATAAGTTTGTGTGTGAGCCATACGCGAAAGCCTACGGAAAGAAATACTATTTTGATTTTGATTTTAGTAGTTATCCGGAGATGCAAGAGGACATGGCAAAGCTAACTGCATGGCTAAATCAGTCCTATTGGATAACGCCTGATGAAAAGCGTATTGCTCAAGGGTATGATAAGATTAGCACTAAAGAGATGGGTAATATTTACGTACCGGCTAATCTAGTTCCGATTGAGGAATTGTCTTTAGATGCGGCGTATAACAATGCTACAATAAATGGCAAGTAGTGTTAAATATCATAAAACATATTTAAAGCTACATAAGGAGTATGAGGCTTATGCTTATCCCATCATTAAGAAGGCACTAGATGATCAGACAGGTGCAGTTGCTGACTTTGTCAATGAGGATACGTTTGATAATATCGAATTATACATTCAGTTCTTAGTTCAGCAAAAACCTTTATATTCTGGATTAGAAAAGATTTACACAAAGGTTGGCGTATCAGCTGCGACATTTTCCTATGACTGGATTAGAAACTCAGTACCTAAAACCAAAAAGGATTTTATAATAGATTTCTTTAATGCTGCATGGTATGAAGAGATGGTGAATTTCTTTAGGCTTGTTGGTGGCACTACAGTTCAGGGTATTGATGATACAACAAAGAATATTATTAATAACTTATTATCTAATATTTTAGGACAAAATTTGTCCAGACGAGATCAGGCTAAATTATTTCAAGAAACATTAAACGATCCTGCATATAACAGAGCAAGGTCTTTGGTTATTGCAAGAACCGAGTCAACAAAAACCGCAAACTTTGGGATTAACATGGGTGCTGAGAGTTCTGATTACGAGGTGCAAAAGTTTTGGATAAACACAAAGGATAAGCGCACAAGGCGAAGTCATTTGCTAATGACGCAAGATAGAATAGCCATAAATCAGCCTTTTATAGTTGGTGGCGTTCCAATGATGTATCCGGGTGAGGTTGGCGCACCTGCAGCTGAGGTTGTTAATTGCAGATGTGTAATGGCAACGGAAGCTATAAAGGATGCAGATGGATTGCCGATATTGAAGCCGAGAACACCAGCCTATATGAGAAAAGCTAAAACCTATACAGACTACCCACAGGCAGCAACTAATAACGCAAAAAGAGCCTTAAAATGGGTTGAATCAAACGGATGGGGCGAATGTGGAACGCCTGTGGGCAAAGCTAGAGCTAGACAGTTAGCAAACAGAGAACCTTTGTCTAGAGATACAATCGCTAGAATGGCATCTTTTAAAAGACATCAACAACATGCAGATGTTCCATATTCAGAGGGTTGCGGTGGTTTAATGTGGGATGCATGGGGTGGTACGGCAGGAGTTGAATGGGCGATAAGAAAATTAAAAGAAATAGATAATGAATAGTATATTTACATAAAATTTTCAATTATGAAAGGATTATTGGAATACAAAAACTATAAAGCCGAGATTAAGGACATGGATCCCGAAAGGATGACTGTTACCGGTTACTTTGCGAGTTTTGGGAATATGGATTATGATGATGATATTATAATGCCAGGCGCAGCGACAAAGACAATTGCAGAACGCGGCCCGATGGGATCAAATGAGATATTCTTTTTAAATCAGCATAACTACGCACAACCGCATGGTAAACCAATGGTTTTAGAGGCGCAGGAGAAAGGTATTTACTTTGAAAGTAAGATTGCACCTACAAGCTACGGAAAGGATGCAATGATTCTTTATGCAGAGGGTATTGTTGTTCAGCATTCCATTGGGTTTAGTACGATTAAGTCAGACTATGATCAGCAGACAGGAATGAGAATGATTAAAGAGATTAAGTTATACGAGGGATCAAATGTAACTCTAGGAGCTAATCCAAATACTCCATTTACAGGATTCAAGTCCTTGACAATGGCAGAGATTAATGACCAGATTGGTAAAATGATTAAGTTACTAAAAGATGGTAGCTTAACGGATGAAGGCTTCGGCAGATTGGAAATTGCATTAAAGCAGTTCCAATTAGAGGCTTTCAATTTAGGAAAAAATTCACTATTAGGTAAAGAGCCGGTCAAATCCACTCCTAAAACTGATGAGCCGAATATATTAACAAGTTTAATTAACGTCTTAAAAAATTAGAAATGGACAATTTAGAATTAAAGGCTCAGGAGTTGCTAGATGCAAACAAAGCCAAAACATTAGATGAAGCAAAGACTATCATCGCAAACGCTATCAGCGAAGCTACAAAGGCAGCTGATTTAAAGCTAGAGGAATTGCAAAAATCTACATCTGTTAGAATTGATGCAATGGACAAAGCATTGTTAGAAGCGCAATCACAAGCTAACAGAATAAAAATGGATGCTAAAGAAGCAAACCCAATTTCTTTCAATCAAGCATTTGCTACTGCTATGGATGAGAACTCTGATAATTTGGAGAAATTCCGTAGAAAAGAGATCAAGCAGTTTGCAATGGAATTAAAGACAGTTGGCGATATGTCATTAGCTAACATTACTGATCTTGCTGCTGCAAACGTGCAGATGCTACCAGGTATCATTCCTGCTGCGCCACGTAAGTTGCACATTAGATCATTGTTACCTACTGGAGTTATGACTACCTCTGCAATTCACTATCTTCAAGAGACAGGATCAGAGGGATCGGTATCTCCGTTCTTAGATAACTCTGGAACAAAATCACAGATTGATTACGATTTGACAGAAGAGGTTGCACCAAGTGAGTTTATCGCAGGATTCTTGCGGATTACTCGCAAGGCTTTAGATGATATCTCAGCTATGCGTTCTTATCTTCAAAGCCGCTTGTTAGAGCAATATTTAGATGCAGAAGATAATCAGCTATTGAATGGGACTGGTGTATCTCCGCAGCTAGGTGGTTTAATTACTAACGCTGAGGCTTACTCAGGATTTCGTACTATTCAGGTTGAGAAGTTGCTAGATTCAATTGCACAAGTTGAAAGCAATAACCACTCTGCAAATGGTATCTTGTTAAGTCCAGAGCAGTTTTATGCTTTAATGCTTACTAGAGGAACTACTAATGACTACACCCTTCCAGGTGGAGTTGCAGTTGATCTTGTAAATGGTCAGTTGTTTATCTCTGGAGTTCCTATCTTTAAGTCTACTGCAATGAGTGATTCTAAGTACATCGTTGGAGACTGGGCAAAAGGTGCGCAGCTATTTGTACGTGAGAATCCTATTGTAAGATTCTTTGAGGAAGATGGTACTAACGTTCGTGAGAACAAGATTACAGTTCGTGTTGAAGGTAGAATTGCTTTACCTATCTACTATACTGATGCATTTGTGACTGGTTCACTTAATGCTAATCCAAGCTAACTTTTT